CATCGGTGAGCCTCATTCGGTCCAGCTTGGCATATAACACCAGATAGTCCAGTCCGGTTGGGCCACCCATCCCTACCCGCCACTGCGTCCGAAGATCGGCGAACAGGATGTAGGCCTGCTGGTTCTCGGGCCAGACTTCGACCGCGTCACCCTCCAAATCTTCAGCCGTCAGCCCCGCCGCCGCGAGCTCATGTTCAGTCGGCGCCGGCGTGAACATAGCTCGGGCGACGCTTTCTAGTTTCCCAAACGGCCTTCGTTGATGGCCTTGCGATAGTTCTCGATGATGGCCGAGATTGCCGCCGGCAGTTCGTTGGCCAGCTGCTCGACGGCGCCGCGGTCGAACTTCTCGTCCAGGTTCCAGCCATCGACGGCTTGCAGCACGTAGTCGACCTGCAGGGAGATGTCGCGATCGAGAATGTCTACCTGCTTCAGCGTTTCCGCCGTCTCGCCGTTGTCGAGCTTCGCCTTCATCGCCGCAAAGTCTGCGTCAGCCTGAGCCTTAGCGGCGGACTGGATTTCATCGGTGAGTGCCGCAAGTTCGCTACGCGTGCGGTAGCGGAACTGGACCTCCATGCAGCCCTCGCCACCTTCCACCATCGGGAATTTGACGACGCGCGAGAACGATTTCGGGCGGCTGCCCAGCTTGATTTTCTGTGCCATGGTTCTTGTCTTTCGAAAAGAGAAAAAAGACCTGCGAGGAGCGACCCCGCAGGCGAAAAAGGCCGGCGCCGATCAAGCGGCGCCGGCTGGCAACGCATTAGGTGGCGTAGCGCACCGGACGACCCTGCAGCGCCAGGCCGCAGGTGACAGTCATCGCCGAGCCCTTCGTCATGGTCGGCGTCGGGTTGAAAGCCGGGTAGCCGTTGTACAAGATCGGCGCGCCGCTTGGCAGCGTGGCCTTGACGGCGGTCACCGCAACAGCGTCGGTAGCCGCTTGCAGCACTGCATGGTGCGGGAGCGTCGGGTCGTCGGCAATCGTCATCTTGACCGTGATTGCCGAGAAGCCGTTCGGCAGCTGGATTTCGTCCGGATAGTCGATGAACTCCTCGGTGCCGTATTTCGGATCGCCGCCCGAGACTTCGAAGGCTTTCATGAACGGGATCGACGTCCACGTCGAGATCTTGCGCAACGAGCCGGCGCCGCCGCCTGCCGGGAAGATCTTGGTCGACGTGGTGTCGAAGCCCTCCAGCGTCACGCTCGTGCTGGTGGCCGCCTTGACGCGGAAGACACGCAGGTTTGCACGGGTCCAGGTGCTGGTGAATTCGACGAAGTCACCGGTCGCATAGGTGTTGGTGGCGGTGGTCAGCACGCATTCGGTGGCGTTGCTTGCCGCGGAGACGGTAACCGGAGTGGCGTAGGCGGAAGCGACCGCGTAGGTCGTACCGTTAGGCAGGGAGATCGCCATGTAGTGGGCCTTTCAGAAGTAAAAAAAAGCCCGGAACTCGGGCCATTGCGCCCATTCGGGCATGAAAAAAGCCGTCCAGATCACTCTGGACGGTGTGGTCTTTCGCTGCGGCAGTTAGCGGTCCGCCCAGATGTCGAAGTCTTGACTGGCTCCGACCAATTCCATATCAGGTTCGTCGGCGTCGCGCGACTCGCCTTGTGGTGTCGCCTGCATGTCCGGTGCAGCGCGCAGGGTCGCCTCGACCTGCTGGATCAGCGCGTCAGGATTGCCGCCCCAGACGTTAATCTGGACCAGCGCATTACGCTTCGAAGGCGGCGCGTTGTCGATGAACGATTCAACCTGTCCGCCCAGGCGCTGGTAGGTGATGTATGGCTTGTCGACCCCGATCGGCGCCTTGATTCGGAACACGCGTGGGCAGACGCTGAGTAGCGCGGCGGTCAGCTTCTCCTCCAGGGTCATTGGATCATCCTTCTCAGCACTTCTGCGGCGGCAGCTTCCGCCTGCGGAAATTTCACTTGGGCCCGGCGGACAAAAGCCAGTGCAGCAACCTGCCTGGGCGCCGGCAAGGTCACGTAATACTCGTCCTTGGTGGCCTGCGATGCCCCGCGCCCAGGCCTTCTCTTGCCTCTCGCGCTCGGCCGCTTGGCCGTGTAAAAGTTGCCGTCACTGCCGACGTAGGTCACGTACCGCTGCACGTGGCCGAATTCGACGAGGTGACCGTGCGGCGCCTTCCTCGCATTCCAGCTGACATGGTAAGTAGCCCGTCCATCCGAGCTATTCGCCTGCGAGTACACTTGGTAGATGCTCTGCGCCAGCTTGCCGGTCTTGCCGGGAATGGCGGCAACGTTGCGCTTCACCTCGTCGTACAGGACCTGCGCCGCAGCCTGCGCCGCTGGCCTTGCCGCGGCCTCCGCGGCATCGCCCATCTCGTCGAGCATCGCGTACACGCTGCCCATGTCGACGGCGATCATGCTCATACCGCGCCCTCGCAAACCAGGAACATGAATGCTCTGTCGATGTCCGGCAACGCCGACTTGACGTTGTAGTCCTCATCCAAGTAGCGCACTCTCCAGGAGGGGTCGACGCCGGAACGCGCCCGGATGCGGATCGATGCGCGCTTTATGGCCACCTCTGCATTCGCGCGGAGGACCTCCGCCCCGGTTTGGAATCGGACGTCTGCCCAGACTGTCGCCACCGTGGACCACTCGTCTACGGCGCGCCCCACCGAGTCAGTGCCAGGAGCGCGTTTCAGTAATGTGATCCGATGGTTCATCATGAATACACGCACAATTGATCGAGCAGCCGCTCAAAATTCGCCGCGTTCGCTGTCGACACGGGAGCAAAATACTGCTGCACTCGTGCCAGAACGTAGCTCTTGACGGCGTCCGGCACACTATCGTCCGTCGGTCCATAGCCGCAAATGCACTGCACTTCTATCGCATTGATCCGCGCCGCCGCGGCTGGCCAGGCCTTCCCCAGCGCCGGCACGATATACCCAGGCTCACTCTCCGCATCGACCTGGTAATCCTGCGGGTCGAGCGTTTGCTGTACCCCGTCGGCGTCGTAGAACTTGACATGCTGAACACTGACCACGGGGCTCTTGGGAAGCTTGATGGCATCGGGGAAGCTGTCGAGTGTTACGCGCCAGGTCTGGTTGATGAAGGCCCGGCCCGTCATATGTTCAGCGTCGGCGGTATAGGCCCTAACCTCGCGCGCAATATCATCATCCAGCGAAGAGGTGCCGTCAGCGTCAACGTCGACTCGCGCTGACCGGCGCGCAGCATCCATCGACACCGCCAAAGCAACTGGAGGCACGATAAGTCGTGTGCTCATTAGTGTTCCTCCGCAGTGCGGATTGTTCATTAGCCTTGCGGCCTGCTATGCGTGTACGGGCATCAATGCTTCTGAATCAGTACGTGACGGGTCCGAGCTGATTCCACGACGGGTCGGCGGCCCTCCGTATCACGATAAGGTCACAGGCGCGCTGAACGCATTCGCTGCCGGACTTTGCGTCGTCGTGCCGTCGCTGTCCGACAGCACCAAGAAGCCGGTCGCGCCCACGCCCTGGACAGAGTTGACGGCGAGAGTGAGGAGGCCGTTTGCGTCCGTAGTCGCGCCGCTTCCGCTGTCTGTGATGGTATCGAAAGCGCTTGGGTTCGGCTTATCGAAGTAAGTCCATTTCAGGCCGGTCAGGTTGGCGCGCGGCGTACCGGTCGCATCGACCACGGTCGACGTCACCGTGCGGGCCGCCTTGACACCTCGATTCATCGTCAGGGTCAGGGCCTTTGGCATGATGAGACCCATGTGTGCGAACGAGACCGGGTGGGTCGAATCGAAGGAGTCGGCAGTACTCCAGACGCCGTTGGTGTCGATATAGCGCACGCGCGTCGGGTCGCTGCAGCCCGCGACAATCGCTTGCAAGTTGGCAGCCTGCAGTCCAGCCGGGCCGCTGCCGTAGGGCCGGAACACGAAGACCATGGCCTTTGAACTCGAAGCGAGCAGCGCGTTGACGACTGTCAGGCCGTTAGCCTGAGTGTTGGCGCTGCCGTCGTTCGTCCCATGGCAAATGATCGCATAATCGATTGGGTAGGTGGCAAAGTCCCGCGCCTGGCCGCTCCACATGAGGTTATATGCACTGGCGAGATTAGGTACGCCGAGCGAACCCGCGACGGTATAGCCTTGCGAACCGAAAGCGACGATGCCGATTTCAGCATTCAAACACACACCCAGTTCGTACGCCCAGGTGCTTGCCGAGCTATTGCAAACGATGTCGTCCGGGGCTGCATTGCTTTGCGCAAAGCTGATAACGTTGACGCCTTCAGAAATCGAATCGCCGTAGAGAATGGCGTTTTTGTCGCGGCGCTGAGGCAGTCGCAACGTGGTCGAGCCGGAAACCTTGATCGCTTTGAAAATGGCACCGGCCTGCTGCGTGCCGGACCAGCGGTTGAGACCTGCTGCCTGTTGCGTTATCGCATCCACGATGACCACCAGATTGTGGTTTGCAGCGCAGTTCGCCGGGTCGATGTCGATCGTCACCGAGGATGCAATGCGTTTGCGCACCCAAGGGCCGCCGTCCACGCTGTAGGCGATCATCGGCAGCGGACCAGCGTTGTTCGAGGTGTCGAACTCCAACTCTGCATAGGTGCCGTTGAAAATCGTACGGAAGTATGCGCCCGCATTGACCGTTTTCGCGCCATTCGTATCCACCAGCCAGTTATACGGGCTGTAGATGATGTTCGCGTTGTTGGCTGCGATGCGACCACCACTGACAGCGAAGGCGTCGCGCGCGGTGGGATCAGTCAGCCCGCCATTGTTCGTAAACGTCAGCTTGCGCGAACCGACCGATGAAGTCGGCGTATAAGTGATGTGCTGTCGCACCGGAGCACCGGCGGGAAGTGTGGCGGTGCTACTGACGGTTCCCGAACCACCCGATCCTGTCAGTGTGACAGTGACGGGCGCAGCCAGGTAGCCATTTGCAATGACACTGATTTGGTTGGCGACGTTATAGCCAAGGATGGTCGGGCAGCTCACCGTGTAGCCGGTTGCTGTGGCACCATTTGCCGATTTGCTGTCGGTGCCGTTGCCGTCAAGGTGCCATAACGCTTTGAGGTTTTGCTCGGTACCGGCATAGGGCGCAGTCGGCGGGGTGTAGACGCCGGAAACGGTGCGGACCGCCTGCCACAATGCGACTGCGGAAATCGTGCCCGAGGTCCAGTCGTTCGTGACAGAGCCGGAACTGCGGAAGCTGCCGATGTCCATGGCGACACCCGATGCGCCCATCGCGATCACATACGTCACCCCGGCCTGCTGGGGCGTGACTGTGCTCGACGCCACTAACGTGGCTGCG